GCATCATCCGGGCTTAATGCCTAATCTGTGCACCATTTGTGCAGATTTAAGGCTTCGTATATTTCAAGTGCTTAGTTCGCCTTCTAAGCCTGCCTATCGCCGATGGATAGTTACGAATTCCCTGGATAATGGTGTGATTGGTATCACTCGAACCGTCGATCTCATTTAGAGATCTTCCGGTCTAATCATTAGATTAATCCGGGCGTAGACCGCCAAGTCTTACGCGCGACCTTTCTTCATCTATTATCTACATGGATCGTATCTATTTAATCCGCTTTATCCCCGCTCGGATGTTTTTGTTTTCAGTCTCGAGAGTGATTAATAGATCCTTTATCAATCGGTGCTCTCTTTTTGAGACTGTTGAGATTGAATGATCGTGGTCATATTCAATGAGCCGGGCATCATTGATACGATCAAACATTGTTTGGGAGTAATCTTCGATTTCTGCCCCGGCAAATTTTAACACTGAAAAATCGAGCGCGAGTGAAGATAGTTTATCCATGTCCGAGTCTTTCGTGATTGTACATTGCGATTGGAGGGTTTGGGTAAGCTTGTTCATTCCCAGCCTGATCGGAGCAGAGTATCGATCAGAAACGATCTTGATGATGTTTCGAATATGCTCTTCCGATATGATCAGATTAGTCTTGAAGACTTTCAGCAAGGCCGAGACATTGTTGTAGGTTGTCACGCTTTCTCGGATCAGGAAGTAAGCGATGTCGATAAGAAGAAGAGATTCTTTGATCTTTAGGAACTCGATGAGGTTGACTAGTGAGATATGTCTCATTATTGGTAAGAAGGCGCAGAATGCTTCCATGGATCCGATTTTGTTATCGAGATATGCAAAGACGGATCCGGTGGGTATTGGTTGTATCTTGTGTCCTTGAATTATGAAATTCCTTGCAAATTCGAGTGAGTGCGGCTGATCCATTGATATCAGTGTTTTTGATGGATTTATTCTAACCCCGATACTTGACATAATTCCGAAATAGCGAATATATTCTTCATTAGAATTCTTCATTAAAAGATCGTCCCCGACCAGGACGTAATTTTCGAAACTGCATCCAGAGAGTTCGTGAACTATGTAATGATGTACGAGAGCCATTGATGACCAGCTACTGAAAAGGCCCATACCCTGTCCGACTTCGTAGCGGAGCTCGGGCGCTACTTTTTCGAGCAGCGAGTTTTTGGTTGAATAAGATCGATCAACGATGCTCTCCCAGAATTGTGCAATGCTGGCACCATTCATGCCCAACTTATGGAAGATCCGTTCTATCATCTTCTTTTGCAAAGCTCTTGGGAGTCTGTCAGTAGCCGCAGATAAGTCAACACTATGATAACAGTCCGCCTTTGGATCAAATAAATTTAGGCCGGATTTGTGATCAAATGTTCTATCGGAGGGAATTAATTCAAGTAGACGGAATTGAGTCTTATGTATTGCGGATAACGCTGTCTGCGATAGCCAGTCCACTACTGCGATTATCCTTGACTTACCACCAGGTGCAGTGAAAGTCACGAGACGCGAATGGATTTTGTCTTTCGTGTATTCGGTATCGATATTAACCATGAGGATATCGATGATCTTCCTCAACTCAGATCCGAATTTGAAGTGTTCTATCAAGCCAAAAATTGAATCTTTAAGCTTCTGGTCCTTCATAACCGCCGCGACATCCGCGAGGTAGTTAATGCTTGAATGGCCGCCGTTTGGGGATGAGGCGTTCCCAGAATAAATAAATAATTCATCAAAGTTACCCAACTTCGACCTATCTATGATTTTCGATAGGAATTTGTCGATCTTTTCGTCCGTGAAGTGCTCATCCATGACTTCTTGGAGTGGAGAGTCCCCGCTGTATTCAGCGGTGATTGTGGAATCTGATGCTATGGCCTTTACCTTAAAGCTACGATAAATGCATACCAAAGACATAAGATGAATCAGACTACGTTCTGCTTCTCTTTTCCCTTGGCTTCTAACGCTTATTAGCAGTGCTGAGAGGCTGTTAGAGGCAACCACCATATTTTCAAGGTATTGTCCTAGTATCAGATCCCCCCACTCCGCTGAGCCTGGTTTTATCCCACTGATGATTTGATATTCTAGCAATTTGAATGCCTTGATAATGTGAAGAGGATTAGCTTGTTGTATTGGGCGTTTTCTTGTTCTTGATTTAGTTGTTGGTATATGAGACATCTCCTTTAGCATTTCTAAATCAGCTGAATGCGGCATATTTCGCTTGCTGACTCTTACCTTTTTTGTTGGCTTCTGTTGCTCGAATCGATCCTTTAACATGAACCGTACAACAACAGTGATGTTGTCAGTAAATGTCCGAAGGTTCGATTTAGAATCCTGAAAAACTAGCTCGATGAATTTCTGACTAACAATCCGTTCGTAAAAATCTACGAACATGTTCAATTTTTTGCTTTTCATTTTCTTTTGTTAATTGGTCCGCGACTTAATGTAGAATGCGCGGTTCTGCATCAACGTTAATTTCTTCCGAGGCCGTTTAGCAGATTTGATGGTTGAGGTGGATCCGCGCTGTGCTTGGTCGCCTCTCGGTTATGGTTCCAATAGTATAACGCGGGCCGAAGATATCTAAAGGATATCGAAGGCGCAATCGTCCGCATCCTAGTGTCGCCGAAAAACCTACGCAGCCAACACTGTTATTAGCGGGGTTCTAGGGGCATTAATCGGGGGTGAACTGGAAATGCAGTTTCCTGCGCTACTCAAACACGAGTAATATGTGATGAGTCCAAGCCCGTCCCTCCTTTATTAAGCTGGATTTAGATCATAGTAGTTGGTCGTAGAACAACCTGCGATCCTAATAACTGTACCTTGAAAAAGGAGTGAAAAGCCAGCGATTGCAGAGGCGCGCATCATCCGGGCTTAATGCCTAATCTGTGCACCATTTGTGCAGATTTAAGGCTTCGTATATTTCAAGTGCTTAGTTCGCCTTCTAAGCCTGCCTATCGCCGATGGATAGTTACGAATTCCCT